AGAGGCACTTCCTCCTCCGCCACCAAGGTTGTTGTCGATGGAACTCATTTCCTACTAATTAAAGATATAAAAACCTTTTCAGTTACTAACGATGGACCAGTTTGATCCGAACGACGAAAAGCATGTTCAGTGGCTCAAGGGCTCTTTTGAAAAGATGGAGTATTACACTTCACCCGAGTCTCAAAAGAACGGTAAGGAGTTTGTCCGTTACGTAAACTCCAATCCATTTGGTCTATCTATCACCGCCAGCAACGTCATGGATTGGCCGATGATTCACTCGATGATCGCCACCAAGTACGCCAAGGCGGTGCTCACTGGTCAAGCCTGGCTACCCTGATTTCATAGCCTGAAAACTTGTGCCTGACCTCGTCAAGGAAATTTTCCATAATTTGAGTTCCCTGGTTTGACATGAAATCCACGTAGATCATCTGTTCCTTGTGATCCACCTTGATCGGTATTCCAAGGCTTCGCATCCCATCAAAGTGGAAGGGGTTCACTGGTACCTCAATCGTAGTTGTCTCAATCATCTTGAATTACATTCCCATGTTAGTTTTAACCCTGTATCCTTCGAACATCTTCTTGGCCTTCTTGATACATTCGTCGTGGAGGTCCCCAATGAAGTATCTGGACATCGTGACGATCACCATTTTTTCATCGTCATCCACCTGGGCGTCGAAGTCTATAGTCCTGATGCCCCCGTACTCCAAGGGCGAAACTTCCATGGCGATCGTCTCGTGTCTCATACTTAAAAATATAATGACTTTTAATTTTAAATATGCTCTACTACAGTTGCTTGTTCAGGAACGTGCCGCCATACATGTTCAAGAAGCGCACCGAACTGAAAAGACCCACCAAACGGATGATCGAAAATCCACACAAATACGTCCATGACTGGATGGAACACGAAGAGCTTTATTCTCGTCTTCACGATCAAAAGGTTCGTGAACAAGAGAACAAACTGGATGCCATGGAGATGTTCTGCAAGGAAGAACCCCATGCTCTAGAATGTAGGATCTATGACGTTTAGTGCTGGGCCAGCGAAAGAGCGAACGGATTGTTGTCCAACTGCTTGACGGCGAGACCCAGATTGTTTGTCCTGAAATCTTCATTTCCCTTGTAGGCATTGTTATTCTGCTTCCAAGTGATATCATAGTTCTGACCAATCCCCTGATTACCTGCACCACCCTTGATGACGGTTGAAGCGCTATCGCGAGTGTGTGTGGTGGCACCCTGAGCCTGGGTGGCATTCCCGCGGACGTTCATGCGACCACCCGGAGGCGTGTAGCCCTTGTTTCCGCGGTCGGCGGGGCGCAGGAGGATGGTGTTCTGGGTGTTCTGGTAAGCTCCTTCGAATGAGTGAATGCCTGGAGCTGCCACGTCGTTGATGCGCGAGACAAAATTTGCCTTGTTGCGGGTCGGAGCCTCTTGAAGCGTTCCCGCAGAAACGAACTTCTTGGCCGCACCGAACTCAAGGCCGTCCATGCGGGTTGAGGTCTCAGAACGGATTGTGGGACGCATTGTCTTCACGTAACGTTCGCGCTCACGCATGCCGGTGAGCATCCCACCCTGACCCTGGGCGCGTCCCTTTTCCAAGGGGCGTCTGTCTTCGCCGCCCAAAAGTTGATGGGTCTTCTCGGGGCGGTTCTGGGTGACGGTGAGGCGTTCGGTTCCGCGGTTAACAAAGTCTTTGGCGGGACCCGACCTGCCCGGAAGCGTGGTCAAACGGTACGCCCCAACGTTGTTGGGCATCACGCGGAATTGTTGCTGATATCCACCATATGCGGGAACATCGGCCGGGACGCCAATGCCTGGGCCCACGAACCTACGCTCGGCGGACGAAAGATTGTTCATGCGACTCGAGACATTCTGACGGTCATATAGATTATAGACGGGCTGACCAAATGGGAACTGAACATTAGGTGCAGTGTCCTGAAGGGTCGCCACGACCTCCTTCTTGGGGTTGATGACGCCACCCATTGGATTATTCGGGTTGTAAGTCCCCGTAAACAGATCCGTCACGGCAGTCAATTCCTGAGTGGGCGTATTGACGTTGTTACCAAAAAATGGCATTTGTTGTGTCTCTCGATTCGGAACGGGTGATGGAGTAAAACCTTCTTTGCGGTCACTGCTGGCAATTTGACGACCTGCCACAGCAATCCCTAACAAGGCCACAAGACTCAATGGGTCCATATTAAAACTAGGGTAGATTTTAAAAATCACTTGTATCTACGCTCAAAAAGAACGTTTTGAATATTTGCCCGACTGCTTGCGGGATCCCACGACCGGGACCGGAGCGGGACCGAGCAAGACATGTCTTTGGAGGGGAAGTCATACTCGCGACCCTGATAGCCCTTCTTGAAGAACGTGGTGGACTGAGGGCGAAGCATGTCCTCGACCAGGATCAGATTTCCTGGAGCCCCCTTGCCCGCCATGTAGGGGGAGGTACCATATAGGGGCGTCGAAGCACGACCCGAACCGGCGTAGTTGAGGTTGCTGACCACTGGAGGCGCAATTACATGATCGTAGGCGCAATCCACCGGCAGACTCTCGGCATCCAAAAGAACTGACGAAGTGTTGAGCTGATAAGCCATATTACTATCACCCAATATTTTAAGTGGAAGCCTTAACGCCACTTCCGAAGGTGCCCCTGATCTGCTGAAGTTCTGGCATCCTGGACTGTCCGAACATGGAAGCGTCGTCGGGGTAGCAGGCACTTCCACCATCCCGGCACACCTTGTCCACCACCGGTCCGTAGGCCGCGCGAAGGAAGGCGCTCTGATCATTGGGGATGGTCGTGGACGGCATGCTGTAAAAGGCACGGAACGCCTGATTTCGGCTCGAATAAACATCAGCCTGATCCGTGGGAGTACCTTCGTTCAGGAACTTCTTAACCTTGTCCTTGATGGTCGGATAGTAGCAAGCCGCCGGGCGCTTCGGATTGTCCACATAGTCTGAAAGAAGTACATTGGCCATCGGATTATCCTTGGTCGGTTGTTCACATGCCTTTCCTGGAGTAGTCGCGTTGAACCTGACTCCCTCCTCCTCGAACGAGGCGGGTCGCATAGCTTCCTTGATGCCACCTGCCAGGAACATCGACGCCATCACCATAATAACCGTGAGACCCAGGTAAATGACCCTGATGTCGCGATTAATCACATAAAGGATCGCCATGGTATAGAGGATGAACCGCGTGGCGGCGTTTAGCCTCTCCACTGGGGTCTGCTTAGCCAAAGGCCAAAAGATCAGCACCTTGTTCTTGGCAAACAAGTGCGATGGATTTCTAAACCACGGTTGTTCCATTCTTATTTATTGACTAGTTATTTTTTTCAAGCAATTTGGTCAGATTGCCCATCAGAGGTCCGAGAGCACCCATGATCTTTGTCTCGTCCAGTCCACCCTGACCATCACCAAACTGCTCTTCAACTTTGGCCGTCATTTCCTCCATGATTTCGGGCTTCATCAGATTTCCGAGAAGACCGGCCAGTGGGTTGTCTTCGCCACTCGGTCCCTGGGGTGCAAACAACTGATTGATCTTCTCTGGTGAAAAGTCCATATTGGTTTGACGGGACGCCTGAATCTCCTCCTCTCCGACATTATTTCCTAGGACGTAGAGCCCCTGGACGTATTGCCAGATGGCCGACCGGCTGTTGTCCGAAAGCTCGGACTTCCACATAGACTCGAGGTCGAGCGTCTTCAAAATGCCATAACTACGGGAAAGTTCCTCGAAGATGCGCTCGTCCTGATTGCGAATGAGATCCTCGTGGGGCTTTACATTCTTCATAAACGTTTCCAGGCAGACACCAGGATCCTTCTTGATCAGCATGCTGACAGTATTCCTGTAGGTCTTCACAATGGTGTTCTCTGGGAACGTGTGAGCCAGCTCATCCACAAACTGTAAAAGAAGTTCGTTAAATGTATCAACACTGGCCATAGTATTATTTAATTAGACTAAAATCTTTAATTACATACCGCGACTAACTTCCGGAAAAGGAGTCTCATAGATTTCCTCGCGCTGAGAGATTCCAAGATAGACGATTATACCCACCAAGATGGCATTCAGAATCGCCGGCTTGATCATATCCGCATTTCTGGGAGGCGCCTCGCGATTGAGACGTGCCACCAACTGGATATAAGCCATCGTGACGACTGCACCGACCAACGCCGCAACCAAAGGATTTTTAAGCGAATCACTGATCATTATTAAATAAAGCAGAT